ATTTGTTTTACAATTATATACTTCTCATGCAAAGACACTTTCTTCGGAATATACCGTTGAAGCAAAAATTGCATATGATTCTTGGACGAATGGTACGGGATTTGAAAACTCATCTCCTTCTGTTACTGATGGTGCTTCTTGGCAATATCCTGCTTCTGGTTCATCGTGGACTACATCAGGTAATATTACACCATCGTTAAAAATTACAGGCAGTTTAGGTGGAAGTTGGATATATCAAAGTGGGTCTGGAATATATAATTTAACTCAGTACAATCAAAGTTTTTATACACAACCTGGATTAGAAGAAAAAGAGTCATTTAGTTATCGTCCTACTGATATTAACATGGATGTAACAGACGCAGTTAAATTATGGATTAACGGCAGTGCAGGAACACCAATTTCAAATAATGGATTTTTACTTAAATTTTCTGATGCTGATGAAGCGTCTGGAGACACAACAGGATATGTAAGATTCTTTAGTAGAGAAACTCATACTATATATGTTCCAAAACTAACTATGTATTGGGATCAGTCAGCGTATTCTAGCACGTTAGACGCAGTTGATTTAGAATCGAATATCATTTACCCAAAAATTAATAAGTCGTATAAAGACACGGAAATAGCTCGTATACGCTTTTATGGACGAGATAAATATCCGCAAAAATCAGCTACAAATTTATTTCCATTACAGACAGTTAAACGATTGCCAGAGACTACATATTATTCAGTTGTTGATGCTGCTACAGATGAAACAATAATTCCATTTGACGATATTTATACTAAAGTGAGTTGTGATAACACCAGCAACTTCATTTATTTAGATATGAATGGATTGATGCCAGAGCGTTATTATAGAATAGCATTGAAAATTGTTGATGGATTCACAGAACAGTATATTGATAACGAATATTATTTTAAAGTAGTTAGATAATGGCAAAACGACAAATATCATATAATCAGGTTCAACAATCAAATAACTCTGTTTCATCAGAAAATTCTGCTGCAGTTGAAGTTCAACAATCAAATAACTCTGTTTTATCAGAAAATTCTGCTGTTGTTGAAATAGATGATCAAATATTTCAACCTAATACATATGAACAAGCTTTTCAATTGTCTAGTAATCAAGAACAAATCATTTATGATCAAAAAGGATTAGATTATGTATCTAATTTGCCTTTTGTTAATAAACGTGATGCAGCTGGAAATTTAATTATTAATGGTAATGTACAAGCGGTTACTGATGAAGAAGCTGCACAATATAATGAAACGGTAATTATTGAAGCTAATGATAGATTATATACAAATAGTTCTGTTACTAGAGCCATAGACACACAATTTAAATATTTTAAATTTCCACCAAATATCATTACAAGGCAAACTGATATTGGCGAGATTGATCTTGAAATACCAGATAATAATTTTGATCCATTCAGTGCAAGATATACGCCAGACCCAGAAAGTTGGCTCAATTTCCCATATGGTGGAGGTGCTGATGTTTGGAGTGCTCCAGACGCAGGTGATGGACGGTATACACCTTTAGATTTTGATTACGTACTTAAAGGACCGCAGCAGATATACCCGAAAAGATATACCATTACGCCGGAAATGATAGAAACAGGAAAAGATTTACGAATTACATACAAAGTTCCTGTGCATAATAATCTGCCGCCAAGCCCTGACATAACTGTTAATATATATTCTCCTGCGCAGGTTGCTGCAAGTCAATTAACTAGTAATATATTTGATGGTATAAATAATGCTGTTAATGAAATAATATCTATCAGAGATGTATTTAATGGTCTTATAACAACAACTTCTTTTTCAGCTGAAAACCCTGGACCAATTAACATTAGTTATACATATCCACAGATTGCGGCTCAATATCGAAACCAATATGGTACCGTGGGGGATGAAATACCTATACTAGATCAAATTTTTGCAGAGGTTTCAAACCAATTATCTTCAATAATTAGTGATCTTAGTCGACCAGTTGAACCAGAATTAAATCAAATCAATAGAGAGAGTGATTCTCAAGGCTTCATTACTGGATCAATATTTTATGAAATAGCAAATACAAGTTTTGTTTCTGTAGCTGTAAGTAGTGTAAATCTATTATCAAATCAAATTATTGATGCAGGAGAAAGGATTCAACGTCTGCTTAGAAGGATAACTAATCTAGATTATTTTTTTGCTTTACAAAATTTTCAAGAACAATTAACAACTTTAGTTCTTCTTAGGCTTCAAAATCTCCCTCTAGTAACCAGTGTACAAAATGCACAAAATATAGTAACAAAATCTGAAACTACGATACCAAATCCAAATTCACCAAGTATATATTTCTTTACGCGACTACAACGTCAAGCCCCTGATTGGGTTCCGAGTGTCGATTTGGCACCTGCTAGTAGACTTGTAAGAGCACAAGGATGGGATGAATTACGTGGAGAAACAATTGTTAGAAATCAAGACTTAATACCATGGTCGACATGGTTTGTGGAAGGTTATAGTACTAAAAATAATACTTACAATAGAAGTAAAAACAGATCTGAAGGTGGATTTTATTGGGGATCAGCAGCATATTTCAATGTTGATTTAATAGACCCTGAATAGAGACAATAATATATGTTATCACAATATAAAAATATCGATAAAATTCTTAGCTCAACAAAAGCTACGCAAGGACAAAGATTTTTAGACAAATCGATTGATTTGTTTTCTTCTCCAGCATTAAAATATGCTTGGAAAAATAACATATTAACTGATGCTAAATACAATGGAATTGAATTACATGTATATTCCGGAGACATATGGATAACTGGAAATCATCGAATTGATCTGCAATCTAAAAATCAAGTTACATTTACTAATCCTGTAGATAACGTTGATTACAGATTACCAGCAAAACCATGGCAAATAAATCTATTTGAAGAATTCAATGAATTAGGAATTCAAAAAGGTGAGTATAGAATTGCAGTAAATTTCTTTACTAATCTTATTGGTTCATATGAATCACAAAAATTAAAGATAGATGAAATTTCTCCAGACCGAACAGAACTTCGTTTAAGATCAATTGATCCAGATGATTCTGAATTTCTTGAACAAATTACAGATTACATACAAAATGTTGGAAACTCTGTTGAACGTTTAACATCAACTTCATCATATCGTACACTGCTTGTTAATTTTAGCAGAAACCAAACTGCATTGTTTACTAACAGTGTAGTGATTGGCGAATATGTTTATGTGAAATTATATGAGCCATTATCGGATGATATTGAAAAAGATTTCAAATGTTGGATAGTTGAAGAACAACGTCCTACGTATATTGATCGTGTTACGATAGAAACATTCGGGTTAGGCATAACAGAACCGACCAGAAAATTAGCTGGGCCTAATTGGGATGCATCTGATCGTGCTAGCACAAGTACAGATACCGGATTAAAGAATTGGAATGACATATTAGGATCAAGTGTTTCAACATCACAACAATTAATCGATTCGGTATTTTCTGGAAGTCTTTCTGGAATTGATTTGAATATTGATTATTCAGATTTTAATAATTTTGTATTTTATAGTTCAGCGACAGAACGTGTTAAAAACTTTCATTATAAAATCGAATTAATTGAATATTACAATTCACAATTAAATACATTAAGTTCTATATCAGGAAGCACGGCTGTTACTAACATTGAAGAATTTACAAATCTTAAAAATTCATTGATTGGTGGATTTGATGAATTTGAAAAATATCTTTATTTCAATTCTTCATCAACACCATTTACATATGATTTACCATTAGCAGATCCTAATGTTTCATACCTCACAGGTAGTTACGTTGATCCATGGCCTAAGACAACAACTTCTCGTCCGCATACATTGTATAACAGTACATCAAGTATTGCTCAAACATGGTATTCGACATTGTTAGAAAATGCAGATTTATATGATCGAGCAAATTACAATTCTTTAATTAATGGTGTTCCGTTGTATTTACGAACTAATCCTGACAACGAAGGTTTAGAAACTTTTATTCATATGTTAGGACATCATTATGATATTATTTATACATATATTCGCAATGTTTCTAAAATATATTCGCGAGATGAACATCCTAAATATGGAGTTCCAAATGAATTACTTTATTCTGTAGCAAAACAGTTTGGTTGGTCTTTAACAGATGGAAATCAATACAAAGATCTTTGGGAATATGTTTTAGGTACTAATGAAGCAGGTATTCCTATTACTGGTTCTAATACGGTAGGTGATGCATCATTGCCAGGTAAGGATATGACATATCATGTATGGCGTCGCATTGTTAACAACTTGCCAGGACTATTAAAATCAAAAGGAACTAAAAGAAGCGTAAAAGCATTATTATCATGTTACGGAATTCCACAGAGCATGATATCAATCAATGAATATGGTGGACCTAGATTAGAACGTCCACCTGTTTATGAAAAATTGAATTTTGATTATGCATTAGACTTAATTCAAAATGCTGCAGGAACAGTAACAGTTAATTATGATCAACCAATCAATTCAGTAGAACTTCGTTTCCGTACAGA